CCCCCCTCGTGCAGATTTCGTTTGACCACAGTCACCGTGAATATTATATTCGTATTACAATGGCTTTCTCCGTCTGGTTTAGTCATTCTCCTCCCGACACGCCCTCCCTGTGTCACCCTCACAACTGGCCCCCTCGTGGGGCCTTTTTTTCTGCCGAGTACACCTGATGCCTCGCCCCAAATCCCCCCCAGCGCCATCTACTGCTGATCTTTTGCTGGCCCTTCACCATGACCCTGTGCTTTTCGTGCAGTCTGTACTTGGTGCTGAGCCTCAGAGGTGGCAGCGTGAGGCGCTTGAGGCCGTGCGTGACGGCCCTCGTGTGGCCTGCAAGTCGGGCCACGGTGTAGGCAAGTCTGCCTTGTTGAGTTGGGTTATACTTTGGTACTTGATTACTCGTCCTTGTCGTATTGTTTGCACGGCGAACAGCGCCAATCAGTTGAGCCAAGTGTTATGGGCAGAAATACAAAAGTGGGCGCGTCAGATGCCGAAGGGCTTGCAGGGCCAGCTTGAGATCACCTCTGATAAGATCAGTGTTAAGGGTGTGGATAGCTCCTGTCATGCGCGGGTGAGCCGCAAGGAGAACCCTGAGGCATTGCAGGGTTTTCACCATGAGAGGCTTTTGTTTGTCATTGATGAATGCTCTGGTGTTGATGACATTATCTTTGAGGTTGCGCAGGGTGCATTATCTACTGCTGGGAGTAAAATCCTGATGGTGGGCAATCCTACGCGAAACTCCGGGTATTTCTATGAGGCGTTTCATAAGAATGCCCATCGCTGGCATAAGATGACTGTTAGTTGTGCTGATGCTGATTATGTGAGCGAAGACTTTATCGAGGACATGGCCCATCAGTATGGCGAGGACAGTGCGATATTTGCTGTCCGGGTACGCGGTGAGTTTGCCGAAACCTCTGAGGACAGCCTGATACCGCGCCATTTGGTTGAGTCTTCGGTTGGGCGTGATGTTGAGGCTATGACTGTGGCTCCGATTTGGGGCTTAGACCCGGCTAGGTTTGGCGGGGATCGCACGGCTTTGGCCAAGCGTCAGGGCAATGTGTTGACTGAGCCTATTAAGGCTTGGCAGGGCAAAGACCTGATGGAGACTGTTGGTTTAATTCTTGCTGAGTGGGAAACCACGCCGTTTATGGACAGGCCCAGCGAGATTTGCGTTGACAGCATTGGCGTTGGTGCTGGTGTTGTTGATCGTTTGCGTGAGCTTGGGATGCCTGCTCGTGGTGTGAATGTTGCTGAAAGTCCTGCTTTGGGCAATCGTTATCAGCGCTTGCGTGACGAGCTTTGGTTTAAGTGTCGTGAGTGGTTTGAGGCTAGGGATTGCCAGATGCCTGACCATGAGGAGCTTTTGCAGGAATTGTGTAGCCTGAGGTTTAAGATTTTGTCGTCTGGCAAATTTAAAGCTGAGGGTAAGGACGAGATGAAGAAGCGTGGTTTACGCTCGCCAGACTTGGCTGATGCTTTTGTGCTGACTTTTGGCACACAGGCGGTTCGTGCTGCTGGTTCAGTTTCGTCTTACGGGTATAGCGGTGAGTTAGACTATGGGAATAATAGCTGGATAGTGTGATGTGGACAGCAGTGATCTTGGTATGCGCTTCGCAGGCCTGTCACGCTGTGGGTGGGCCTATTATGCCGAGCCGGGAGACTTGCGAGTTTGACCTGCGGCAATACGGCGTTGCTTACATCGCCCAGCGTTTTCCCAATGCTCATATTGCTGACATGAAATGCGTTGAGTGGGGAGAGCCAACCTAATGGCTATGACGAGAGCTGAGAAGATAGCTGCTGCTAAGAAGCGGCATGGTTTTACAGCAGTTAATAAGCCTCGCCGTGGTGGGCCTAAGAAGTTTGAGGTTTTGGCTGTTGAGGGCAACGAGGTCAGGAAGATTAACTTTGGTGACAAAGACATGTCTATCAAGAAGAACAACCCTGCCAGAAAGAAGAGCTATTGCGCTCGCTCTGGTGGAATTAAGGGCAAATCAAGCAAACTGTCGGCTAATTACTGGTCGCGCAAAGCGTGGGATTGTTAAGCTATGATGTATGTAAAGCGTTATTCTAACCCTAACCCCGGCAAGAAGCCTGAGGTTGAGCCTGAGGCAAAGCCGAAAGCCAAGCCTAAGAAGTCTTACAAGCGCAAAAAAGCTGGTACGGCTACGGGAAAGTATAGCTCTGATGGCTAAGCGCAAGACTGAGCCTAAGCCGAAAGACCCCAAGCTTTATTCTCGCGTTAAGAGCGAGGCTAAAAAGAAGTTCAAGGTTTACCCTTCGGCATATGCGAATGCTTGGCTGGTGCGTGAGTATAAGAAGCGCGGCGGGAAATATGCGTAATGTCTTATTCTGGTGGATTGACCAAGTGGTTTGCCGAGGATTGGCGGGATGTAAAGACGGGCAAGAAGTGCGGTCGTAGTGGCAAGGGCAAGAAGACGCGCCCATATCCCGCTTGCCGCCCTGCGAGCAAAGCAAAGTCAGCATCAGCGAAGAAGACTGCCAAGAAGAAGACAGGCCCAGCTCGCGTTAGCTGGAAGTCTAAATCAAGGAGAACGTAATGCCGGGTTATCACAAGGGCAAAAAGAAGCCCAAGAAGAAGTCTAAAGGTAAGTAGATGGCTAATATGGATGACATGCGCTTTCGCAGTGTTTTGCAGCATGAGATACAGAGCGCTGTCAATTATTATGACTCAGAATTCAGCCAAGAGCGCAGCGATATATTAAGCTATTATCTTGGTGATCCGTTTGGCAATGAGGTTGAGAACCGTAGTCAGGTGGTGGCCACTGAGGTCAGCGATACGATTGAGTACATCATGCCAAGCTTGATGAAGATGTTTGCGTCTTCGCCTGAGTTTGCGCGTTTTTTACCGCGTGGCCCTGAGGATGTGCAGGCTGCTGAGCAGGCGACTGACTTGGTGAACTTTGCGATTAACCATGACAACCCCGGCTTTCGGGTCATACATAATTGGTTCAAGGATGCTTTGCTGTTTAAGCAGGGCTGTGTGAAGTTTCATTGGGCTGAGACTGATACTACTGTTAGCGAAAGCTATGAAAATCTTACCGAGGATGAGCTTACGCTGCTTATTTCCGACCCTGCGATAGAGATTGTTTCGCAAGATGTTACGGAGATGGGCATGGTTGGCCCTGATGGCAGTGAACTGCCTATGGATCGCCGCTTTTCTGTAGAGGTAAAGCGCATCAAGAAGTCTGGCTCTGTTAAGATTGACAACGTACCGCCAGAAGAATTGATCTTCTCTCGCCGCGCAACTGCTCTCGAAGATTGTTCGTTTATAGCTCACAGGACGCAAGTTCGCGCTGGCGATTTAATTGAGCAGGGTTATGACCCTGACATTGTGCTGCGATATGCGGGCTATGATGATTTAGACGATGAGGCCGAGCGTCAGGCGCGGTTTGAAGAACTTGAGTCTGGCGATGACTTTGAGAGTGCAGACCCCACGATGCGCGAGGTGTTGGTCACTGAGGCTTACATTCGTGCGGATTATGATGGGGATAATATACCTGAGTTGCGCCGTGTGGTGGCTTTGGGTGATGGCGTTGAGGTGCTTGAGAACGAGCCGTTTGACCATGTGCCATTTGCTTTGCTGTCGCCCATCTTAATGCCGCACCGAATGGTTGGGCGAAGCGTTGCCGAGATGGTGATGGATTTGCAGGTCATTAAGTCGAGCATCATGCGCCAGATGTTAGACAATCTTTACCTGACGAATAACAGCAGGGTTGGCGCAGTTGAGGGGCAGGTTAATCTTGATGACTTACTTTCGTCGCGTCCGGGTGGCATTGTTAGAATGCGTGCGCCGGGAATGGTGCAACCTCTTGCTGTCCCGCAAATCGGGAACTCTGCGTTTGCAATGCTGGAGTATGTGGATCAGATTCGTGATCAGCGCACGGGTTTTTCTAAAGCTTCGATGGGCCTCGATCCGAGTACGCTACAAAGCACGACTGCGAGTGCTGTCAATGCGACTATCCAAGGTGCGCAGCTTAAAATTGAAATGATTGCTAGGGTTTTTGCTGAAACGGGATGCCGTGATTTAGCAAAAGGTGTTTTACATTTGCTGCAAAAGCATCAGGACAGCGAGCGTGTTGTGCGTATTCGTGGTGAGTTTGTAAGCATTGATCCTCGTGCTTGGGCGAATGGCTTTGATTTGAGCATTGAGGTTGGCCTTGGTAATGGCCGCGAAGATGAAAAGATGGCTATGCTTGGTCAGGTTGCGGCGAAGCAAGAGCAAATCATACAGCAATACGGCGTTGTTAATCCAATCGTCAGCCCCAGCCAATATGTAAACACGTTAAAGCGCATTAGCGAGATGGCTGGCTTCAAGGACACCGACCAGTTTTTCTCTTCTGGTGAGCAAATAGATGCGCAAATCGCTCAGAAGGCTCAGGCTTCGCAGGCGGCTAAACAGCAGGCTGGCGGTGCCGGGATAGAGCAGGCCAAATTGCAGGCTGAGATAGCGTTGAAGCGTGAGAAGATGCAGGCTGAACTGGCGCTTGAGCGTGAGAAAATGCAGGCTGATCTTGAGCTGCGCAGATTTGAGCTTGAGGCTGAGTTACAGCTTCGCCAGCAGAAGTTGGCGTTTGGCGGTAATGTTTCGGACAACCTGCCAAGAGCATGAGTGATCTTATAGACGAGCAACATCGCGGAGCGAGAGCTGCGGCGATATTGCGTGAGCCTTTGGTGATAGAGGCTTTTGAGGAATTACGAAAAACGTATGTCGAAGGTTGGTCAGGAAGTGACCCGAGTGACACCGCTTTTCGTGAGCAGTGTTTCCATTTGCTGAAAGCATTGGAAGCCTTCCAGTTACACTTTGAGAGTGTTGTGCAGACGGGCAAGATGGCCAGTCAGCAAATGGATGCGCTGCGAAAATAGTCCTTAACAATTTGGAGAATTAAATATGTCTGGTACTCCTAGTGAATCCAGCCTTTCGCAGCATGATGCTGTAAACTTACTTTTGAACACCCAAGCCCCTCCCGAGGTAAGCGAAGAGGTCCAAGAGCAAACCGCCGAAGCGAATGAAGTAGAGGCACCCGAAGCTGAAAGTGTAGAAGTTGAGGCCGCTGATGACAGCCAAGCCGAGATAGAAACGCAAGAGGTTGAGGAAGACAGTGAAGAGGTCGAGACTATCGACACTTATGCTGTCAAGGTTGATGGCCAAGAAGGTGAGGCCACGATTGATGAACTCATCAAGAGCTATCAGCTAGAAAAAACGGCTCAGAAAAGACTACAAGATGCGGCTGAGCAGCGGAAAGCTGTTGAGGTCGAAAAAGCGTCTACTGAGCAGGCTCGTCAGCAGTACGAGCAAGCCCTTAACTTAATGGCTCAACAATTACAGCAAAGCACCCAGCCTAGAGATCAGGCATATTGGGATGGGCTGTATGAGAGCGACCCGCTGGAATATGTTAGGCAGCGCGACCAAGAGCGTGACGCTCAAGCCAAGCAGCAAGCTGTGCAGGCCGAGCAGATCCGAATGCGTCAGATCAAACTGGCAGAAGAGCAAAAGAAGCTTTTGGAACTAATCCCTGAGTGGAAGGATTCAGAAGTTGAGGCTCGTGAAAAGGCAGCTATTGCAGGCTATGCGCAATCCAAAGGTTGGACTACGCAAGAGCTGAATAATGCCATTGACAGCCGTTACGTTGATCTTATGCGCAAAGCCTACCTTTACGATAATTTGCAGTCACAAAGGCCAATCGCTGCAAAGAAGGTAAAGGCGGCTCCTAAGATGGTGAAAAGTGGGCAACCCAAAACTAAGGGCGACTCTGCAACAGAGCGAAAGCGCAAAGCTTTTGACACCCTGAGGAAGTCCGGCAGCAAGGATGCTGCTGTTCAATACCTCTTAACCCGCTAACTTTTAGGAGGCCATTATGGCTACTTACACTAGCTCAACCGCCATTGGCGAGAGAGAAGACCTGAGCGATGTGATTTATCGCATTGACCCGGATGAAACCCCCCTTGTGAGCAATTCGCAAAAGGAAACTACCAAGGGTATTTTCCACGAGTGGCAAGTGCAAGAATTGGCTGCTGCTGTTGACACAAACTATGTCAACGAAGGCGCTGATTATTCTTATGCAAACCCAAGCCCAACCACACGCCTTGGTAACTACCACCAGATTAGTGTGCAGGCTGCTTCTGTTTCCAACACTCTTGATGTGGTGGACAAAGCTGGGCGCGACAAGGAAACTGCTTATGTGAAGGTCTTAAAAGGCCTTGAGCAACGCCGTGACATTGAGAAGTCTTTGTTTAAAAACGAAGCTCGCTCTGCGTCTGACCCTCGTAAAGCTGCGAAGCTTATCACTTGGATTACCAATGTTGATGCACCCGGAGATATGGCTGCTGCAACTGGTGACGGTTCTGACGCTGCTGACCTTACTGGTACGGCTGCTGCATTGACCTTGGCGAAAATCGACGCTGCTATGCTTGCTGCATATACAGATGGCGGCTCGCCAAACATGTTGCTGATGTCACCAACCAACAAGCAGAACTTTTCAGGTCTGTCTTCTGGCTCAGTGGCAACCAACCAGATCACAATGACAGCGCCTAAAGAGGCGTCAATCATTGGCTCAGTTTCACTTTACTTGTCAGACTTTGGCGAGTTGAGCGTGACTGTTGATCGTCAGTGTCCAAACTCAGAAATGTAT